AGGCTAGAGTCGAGGTAAAACAGCCAGCGACTGAAAAGGAACTGGAAGATATTAAAAGGTGGGTTCAGGAACGGGAAAAATCCAATATCCCGTGGTAGCAGTATGACCCTAATGCTATAAAGTTCGGAACGACTTGTGCTGGGCCAATCCAGGATTACAGCGTTAGTAGGCATGCAACTAAAGTGGATTAGAAAGGGGTGAGGGGGATGGCTGATGGTATTTGCAAACAATGTGGCTTAAAATGTGACCTGCCATGCCCGCCGCTTAACCTTCTGACTAATATCTATAACGAGCAAAGACTGCAAGAAAAGAAAGAGCTCATAGCCAACCTGAGAAAAGAACTCAACATAAGGGATGCTGAACCGGCCGAAGATTTAAGAGAGCTTGCCGAGAAGGTAATAAAAGCCATGCCGGAACTGCACTACATTCTCGATTACGATATTAAGGTTGGATATATAAGAAGTTACGAGAGTAAAAAGGGAGCCAAGACTGTATTTGCAGACTGTCGGAAGCTAACAACGGTTTATCAAGCCTATTTGCCGTATGACTTCCTGATTACCTTTTATGATAACGAAGCCAGCATACTGACTGAGAACCAGCAGAAGATATTAATGCTGCATGAGCTCAAGCATATCGAAATGGGAGAGCATGGATTAAAGATCAGGCTGCATGATATAGAGGACTTCCACAGCATCTTAGGCAGGTATGGGATTAATTGGAATGAGTTTCAAAACAATGATGTACCGGATATTTTGGAAGGTGATAATCATGGGACAAGCTGGGACTAAATGGATGCCGAGTGCTGACCAAATAAAAATAGTTGAATTACTCATAAACCCTGATGATAGACGGGCGAAAGTAGATAAATTAAAAGAGGCAAATGTCCCGAAATCAACCTTTTATAGGTGGATGCAGGAAAAGGAATTTATAAACTACATTCGAGAGCAGCTTGATACAATCACTGACAGCGAACTGCCTGAAGTCTGGAAGGCTCTTATCCTCAAATGCAAGCGAGGCGATATACAGGCCATTAAATTGTATTTTGAAATGAAAAACATGTACGTTGAGCGAAAAGAAATAGGTGTGACGCTCAAAAAGCTAGAAGATTTCTTTTAACATGCAGAGATACACAGTTATTACTAAGGTATGTTTGCATGAGATAAGCAAAAAAATAGCTCTCAACGCCTTGATATAACTAGGCTGAGAGCTATTTTACATTTTTGACATTTGGCCCCCATTTTTGGGGCATTTTTTACCATCGTATGTCAATAATTTGGGGGTGCATCATGGAAAAACGCACTATATTTGTAGATGAAAAGACTGGGGAGGTTGTGAGTGAAAAAAGACATCATATTTCAGCGGCCTTTGATGACGAGAAAGGCTATCTGCTTTGGGCCAGGAAAAACTTTGCCAAGTCATTTTCGGAAATAGACTTTCCTAAAGATATGACCACGCTGGAGATCGGGCAAATGACCAGGCTGTCAAAAAGGATATGGTCTAACACTAATATGCTTGGTTATAGGGGCAGTGGAGGCGTAAAGCCATACGACATTGACAAAATAGCCGAGGTGTTAAATATAAGCTCTCGGCAGGCTTATAGGTTCATGCAGAAGATGATGAAGCTGGGTATCATTGCTAAGGTTACGGTTGATACAGAAGGCAAAAAGGATACTCACTACTACATTAATCCGATGTACTTCTTTAGCAGTAAACGAATACCGCTGAACCTGTACCTTATATTCCGCAAGCAACTTGATGCAGTATTGCCTCAATGGGTTATACAACGGTTTAGCGATCAGAATGTTATAGGAATAGAAAAGTGCTAAATATCCACTGGGGGTGGACATATGAAAACAGCACAGGAGATTATAGCCAAGCGTAAAGAGCTCTGGTACCAACACCAGGATATTGAGCAGGACCGAGAATATACTCAATCCGTAGCAGAATATATGCTCAGCGACAAGGGGAAAACCATCCGTGATGAAATCGGGAACAATCCTGAACTGCTTATCGAGATGGTTTTCGTCATTGTAGACAAGAATAAACAGACCGTGCCCTTTTTCATTAACACGGTCCAGGGTTTATTTCTTGACGATCTCAACCAAGCCATACAGGATTATAAAGCCGGGAAAAGGTTGCACCTGAAATTTCTAGTCCTCAAAGGTAGGCAGCAGGGCTTTACCTCAATCATAACGGCATACCAATTAGCCTGCAGCATCACCAAAAGAAACTTCGCAGGGTTCACCCTGGCTGATGATGCCGACAACACAGAAACGATATTTGAGGACAAAGCTAAGTACCCATATAACCAGCTTCCGGAGGTCTTAAAACCAACAGAGAAGTACAACAACCGGCGGGAGTTCCACTTTGAGAAGCTCAACAGCCGGTGGAGAGTAGCCACAGCCGGTAGCAAGGGTGTAGGCCGTTCCAAGACACTGAACTTCTTCCACGGCTCAGAGGCGGCATTCTGGGGTGAGATCCAAACCTTGCTGGCAGGACTTGGCCAGGCGTTAACATTGGACAGCATTCAGATACTTGAGACTACCGCCAACGGATATAACGAGTATAAAGACTTCTGGGATGATGACAATAACTGGGAGAACAAGTTCTACGAGTGGTGGCTAACTCCCGAGTATCGGCAGACCTTTGAGAGTAAGCGAGTCGAGGAAGAGTTTAAGCGGAATGTGGCCACTAAGAGTGATTGGATTTATGCCAAATGCAAATGGCTGATAGAGTTTATTAGGCTGAACTGGGAACAGGTTTACTGGTACTACAACAAATGGTTAGATCTCAAAGAGTTGATTAAGCAAGAGTACCCGTGTTCGGCAGATGAGGCTTTCCTTGCCTCCGGACGCTGTGTATTTGACAAGGATAAGATCATTCGGCACAAAGAGTACCTTAAGGCACTATATAAAGAAAAGCCTCCAAAGCGTGGCGAATTCCAGTTTGAGTGGGACGATCCTGAGACCAAGAACAAAATAAAAGATGAAACAATCAAGTTTGTCGAGAGTGAAAACGGCTGCATAACCCTCTATGAGGAAGTTAAGCATGGTTGCCCTTATGTACTAGGCGGGGACACTAAAGGGGAGGGCTCAGACTTCTTTGCTGGCACCATGGTAAATAATTTAACTGGCAAAAGAGCAGCCATTCTTCATGCCAACCTCGATCCAGATACATATACTCATCAGATGTACTGCCTGGGCAAATATTATAACTATGCATTGATTGGTATTGAGATAAACTTCGACATATACCCAATTAAGGAACTGCAAAGGCTAGGATACTTATTCCAGTATAAACGCCAGGTTATAGATAAAATCAGCAACGAAAAACAAGAAAAATTCGGGTGGAAAACGGATGGCAATACGAGACCGCTGGTAATTTCAAATGAAATTATACTGATCAGGGATAATATAGAATTATTTACGCACATTCCGATGCTCGATGAGTGTTTATCTTTCGTTTATGATGAAAATGGTCGGCCCGATGCCGAAAGTAGCAAGCATGATGACATTCTATTTTCTGATATGATAGCTGTACAAATTAGAACACAGCAGAGTATGTCATTAACAAGTCCCACCGCCTTCCTCCCCGGACAAGGAACTAAAACCAAGCCCCGCCCCTTCGATGAGGACGAACTAGACCCGTGGGACAAGCCCAACCTTGGCGGCAACTTCTACGATATGTGAGGTGTTTACAATGCTATGTAGTCCAGGAGGTAAATGCGAAAGTTGTCAAGAGCCTTGCCACACTTATGACTTATACCTTAAAGATAAGTTCTTTGGCAATGTAGCCCAAAATGGATTCTATCAGCCAATGCCGATGGATGATGCTATAAAACAGTGGATAACCACCAGGAAAGCAGGCATTCAATCTTATATAGTTGCAGTGAGGTGATATTATGACGTTCGCTATTTTTACCGCTGTTGTTGCAGTGGTATTTTTGTGTATAGGCTACGGCTTTGGATACAGCACCAAGGTAGGGCAAAATGCCTTGCAGAAGATTGTTGAGGTAGCTAAAGAGGTTATACCTAAGCCGCAAGAGGAAGAGAAACAAAGGGGATTTTATGATAGGTAGAACGCCAAGGAGGTGAGAGCGTCAATGGAAGTAAAATACAATTCGCACCAGGAGTTAATTGAGTCAGCACGAAAAACATATGAAGCACATGCTGCAAGCTTTTTGAAAAATGCATTTCCGACTATATTTAGCGATCAAAAGTCATACCCACCAACATTAAGTCGACGGATAAAATTAAGATGGTATGGTTTCAGGTTTTGGTTAGCGGATCTGTTAGAGTGTGCAGCAGAAAACATTAAGCCATATTGAACGCCAAAAGGAGAGTGTCGAGAATGGTTAAGCAAACTTTCGTCTATATCTGCCACTACTGCAGGAAAGAGCATAAGCAAGAAGCTACCATCAGTTTTGATGGGCCCGTCCTAATGCCTTGTCTGCCCCTAGGATGGCGGAGAATAGAATACTCCCTTGTTTGCGATGAACATACCATCGAAATAAACATCAAAGAGAAGGCGAGCGAATGAAAGAGTTTCGCATAGATGAAGAACTGCTGAAGCAGAACGAAAAAGAACTGCTAGGTCCTAAAAAATATTGGTTTCAGGTGGGTTTAAAAGAATTCCGCTGTCCCAAATGCGGAAAGCTGCTCGGGAAAATCTACGGTAAGGCTGAAATAAAATGCCCACGATGTCAGGAGACTAACACGGTAGATACGGTTGTTAATAAAAACATCAACAGAAGCCACGAAATTATAGCAATAAAGATGCTATTGGATGCTAGAATCATAACGAAAGAAGATATATTATCCGTTATTAATACTATCTGAGAGCCTTTGAGCCCCTTACCTTAACCGGTAGGGGGCTTTTTCTATTTATAAGGGTGGTGATAAGCATTGGGAATATTAGCAAAAGCAATGGAAGTGGGCAAAAACTTGGTCGATAGCGTGCCTGAGGGGTTGCGCCCAAGGTCGCAGATGAACACAAAAGAGGAATGGGCAGCCTTGCAAAAAGTTAAAGCCTGGCTGGAAGATGACAAACAGGCCAAGCAGGACTTTACCGACGAAATGAAGGAGATGCACAAAGCCTATATGGGCGACCATTGGTCACTCAAAGGGCCTACTGGTGTCCAGATAAGAAGTGCAGAAACCCAGGCTAATAAGCCTAACTCGGTTGACAATCTTATTTTCAGCCAAATTGAGGGCTTCGTTGCCGAGTTTAGTATTGACCCCGAGATAGTCTGCGAGCCTACCGAGCAGGATGATGACGACAACTCCAACGCACTAAATGAGTTAAACCAATTCCTGCTAAACAAAAACAAGTTTGACGATGAGCAGGCACGTTTGCTCCGGTACGGCTTCAAGTACGGCCCATTTATAGTTCAGGACTTTTGGGACCCGTCATGGCAAGGCGGCAGGGGACCTAATCGCTGGATCGGTGATGTACGCATAAAAGCTCTGCACCCTGATGTCCTGTATATTGATGCCCGGTGCAAACAGGATATACAGGCCGCTAGACGGGTGCATAAGGTTGTCCGCTACCCCTTGGAGTATTTCAAGGAGAGCTATCCCGAAAAGGGCCAGTTTGTCAACGAGGATACCGGTAACCACTTCCAAACTGTCGGTGACGATGACGAGGACACCAAGAGCCGTAACCGGACAGCTTGGCAGATAGAAACCTGGTACAAAGGATTCCCGATGCTCGGCGAAAACAAAGGTTATGGCCTACATGTGGTATGGTGGTCAGGTGATGGGGATGTAATGCTTAAGCATCAGTCTTATATTTACCCCGAGCCGAGATACCCCTTCATTTTCCGTAACATCTACGAACGAGAAGGCACTATTTGGGGGTTCGGCGAGATTAAGCAGATTTTATCCCCGCAGATTATCCTCAACAAAGAGGATGAAATGATTCTCGAGGGTAACATGCACCAAGCCTTTGGGCAGACATTCTATAACCAAAACGGCACCATAAACGACAAGCAACTTAATGGACTTATTGCCAAAGGCACATTGCCCGGCATGTGGTTCCCTGTGCAGGACGTTAATGGTATTAAGAGATTGTACGGTACTGGTATGCCAGCCTCAGTAATGCAACACCGTGAAGCAAAAATGCAAGCCTTGGAAGCTATTACAGGACGTTTTGACACCACGCAAGGAAAGACTCCCGCTGGGGTTACAGCGGCTAGTGCCATTATGGAGCTTAATAACCGAGCTACTAACCGTCTGAAGGCCAAAGAGAAGGTCCTGAGGGCGGTTTACAAGGAGATCGGCGAGAAGAATAATGAATTTATCTCCTGGTACTACACCGAAAAAAGAGGTTACCGTATCCTTGGCACCGACGGGAAATATCAGCACAAAGACTTTTCTAACAGTCAGATCAAAAAAGTTCACATCTTTGCAAACAGCATAAAAGATAGCAAGGTAGTTCCCTTCCATGAATTTAGCCCGAAAGGTGCTGGGGTTGATCCGACCACCGGCGAACCAAAAGACCTTGTGGAGAACGAAGATTATGAAGTCTATGCACCCGAGTATGATGTTTCCTGCAAAATCGGCAATGAATTACCTATTGGTAGAGCCTACTACATGGAGCTAGCCAAGGAATTATATGCACAGGGAGTCATAGACAAACGCGCAGTTCTCTATGTGCTTGAGAATGGCAAGCTAGAGCCAATGGATGAGATTCTAGAACGGATGGAGCAGCAAGCGCAGCCGCCACAAGGGCCGCAGTTCCCACAAGGCAAACTTCTGCCTCTTGGAGCCAAATTAAGCATGTCAATTAGCGACGAAGCATTCATTCACGACATGCTAATGAACACCCAACAGGCTGGGCAGGAGCAAATGCAACAGCTAATAAGCGAACTGCCGCCTGAATTGCAACAGATAGTGTCGCAATTGCCGCCAGATAAGCAACAAATATTTCTGACGCAACTTTTACAACCACAACAACCTATAGAGGGAGGTGATTTAAATGCCCAAAATGAGTCCACAAATGGCTATGGCAGTGCAGAGTAGACTACAAGGCGGTGGTGGCGGAGGTTCGAGCCCGGGTCTAATGAACCAAGAACCTCCTGGGGAAGGCAATGAAGCAGGGTCCATGATGGAAATGATGTCTCAAATGAGTTCTAAAATGGATCAGATGATGGAAATGATGCAAGGAATGACCGGGAAAAGCAATGTAATGGGCCAATAAGGTCCTTTTCTTATGCCCACTAGGGGCTGACTAACGGGAAAGACCGGAATTTATAGCTGACGAGCTAATAATACGGGAGGTAAATCATGTTCAAACCTACTTTTATTCCCATGAATCTGCAACATTTTGCAGAGGGCGACACCGGAGCAACCGGAACCGAAACAGGAACCACAGACAGCGGAGCTGCGGGAACTGGGGATGTAGACTTTTCCGCACTACTAGGCGACACCGGCCAGGGCGAAGGGCAGACACAAACCCAACAGACCCAAACAGGTGGAGAAAAGACGTTTACCCAGGCTGACGTTGACCGCATTATAGGCGAAAGACTAGGCAGGGAACGGGAAAAGTACCAAGGATTCGATCAAACACAAACCCAACTGCAAGCTCTGCAACAGTATGGTTACAGCCTGAATGATGTTGTGGCTTATCTTGAACAGTCGGCACAAGAGCAATACCATCAACAGATTCAGCAGCAAGCGCAGGAGTTTGGGGTTGCGCCTCAGATTTTGCAAAAACTCAGCGAGTATGAGCAAAGGTTTGTTGCTCAAGATTATGCCGAAGCCCAAAGGACCCTGGACACCGAAGTAGACCGGATGGGTAAAGACCCGCAATTTGGCGAGTTCTTCAAGCAAAACGAGACGGAAATCCTGCAAACAGCCCTGAAACTAGGGACTTCCGACTTGGAATCAGCGATGGGCAAAGTCTTCCTGAAGAAATACCCGGAGATTCGCCAACAGACTACTCAAGCCGGTGAACAGCAAGCAATCCGCCAGATTCAGCAGAGGGGAACTACCCAAGTGGATGGTTCGGCCCAAAGCGGCGATACTGGCACAGGGGTTCAGTTGTCCAATGAGCAAATGGCAATGGCTAAAGCATTGGGCGTAAATCCTCAGGACTATGCCAAAAGAATGAAAAAGTAAGGGAGTGAATTAAGATGGCTTTTGATTTTCTAAAAGACCTCGCTGGTGCGCCATTAGTGGTTACCAACGAGTTTTTCATGACCAACTCCGAGGCTTGCACCAAAGGGCAGGCATTGTATTTTGTGAGTGGTAGGTTAACCACCGCCGTAGCAGCCGGAGCAATCGCAGTTATTGCTCAGGAGACCAAGGCCGCCGGAACTGATGTTAAACCCCAAGTGGCAATTGTAAGTCCGACTCAGGTCTGGCGGGTTGGCTATACCGGTACCCCCGACGCAGCTTTCGTCGTAGGCCAAAATGCCGCCGACCTTGCCTCCGGTGGGTTACTGGCAAACGCAGCTGACGTAACCGGCGGGCCGCTGGCGATTATCGCCAAGGATACCACAACCACAAAAGTCGATGTAATCATCAAGAACCGGCAACTATCATAGGTTGACCGGTTTAATTTTTGAAAAGAAAGGGTGATATCAATGATAGTACAAGGTAACTGGGGGGAATTATTACTCCCTGGGCTAAGAACAATCTATGATCTGCATTTCAAGTCGCTGCCTGACTTTATGGGGCAGCTTTTTAATGTCCAAGGCACCACTAAAAAGACTGAGGAATCTCTTGGCGTGGGTGCTCTAGGATTAATGGAAGCATGGACCGGCACCGTGGCCTATGAAGATCCTAATAAGGGCTATAAGTCCAGCTACACCCAGGCAAAATACTCCAAAGGCCTGCAAATCGAGGAAGAAATGGTCAGATTTGACCAGTATAACGAAATCAAGAAGCGTACCAAACGGTTAGCTACTGCGGCGCACTACACCCGTCAAAATCATGGTGCTAGCGTGCTTAACAATGCGTTCGCAACCGTACTTGGCCCTGACGGGAAAGTGCTGTGTGCTACTGACCATCCTTATTCACCGTCTGATGCCACCACTCAAAGCAATAAAGGTACTACTGCATTGTCTCTCGATGCCGTAGATACTACTTATGTTGCTATGACTGCTTGGACGGACGATAAGGGCAACAAGGTAGCTATTAATCCCGACACCTTAATTGTACCTCCTGGTCTGCGGAAAACCGCCCTGGAGATTGTCAAAAGCCCCAAGAACCCGACCAACGCGGATAACGCTGTCAACGTCTATGAGGGTGAATTCAAGGTTATTGTCCTGCCATTCCTGACCGACACTAATAACTGGTTTATGGCAGACTCTACCCTGATGAAGGACTTCCTTAACTGGTATGACAGCCGGAAGCCTGACTTCTCCGACACTGTAGACTTCGACACTGAAGTTGCAAAGTACAAGGTTGTTGGAAGCTGGGCATATGGGTGGGATCACTGGCAGTTTATTTATGGTCACTTGGTGGCCTAGTCTTAACTAAAGGTTTTGGGGCAGGTTAATTCCTGCCCTGCCTAATTTTGGAGGTGAAACCAATGGGATACACCCATTTTGACCAAGTAGCTGGAGTTAACGGTTTAGCTGTAGGCGCAAAAGGTGCAGAGGTTGCCGTTGCTAGCGCGACCGGACAACTCTCCCACCTAGGAACAGCACTAACACCAACAGCCGCAGAGATTAACAAACTAGCAGGCCTTGGTACTGGCAGTTTCGTTGTCGGTCAAAAGTTTGAAGTTACTTTCCCGCAGATAGCTGCTGCAGACGTGGCTAAAACCTTCTTTATTGCTCCTGCGGCCTGTAAAATTGTATCTGGTTACGAACGACACGTTACCGTAGCAGGGCAAGCAGGAGTATTGACAATTGAAAAACTGACAGCAGCACAGGCCCCTGGTTCTGGCGGCGATTGTTTCACAACTGGTTGGGATTTGACAAGCACAGCGAATACATCAGTAAGTAAAACAGCAGTAACCACAGCGGTGGGGACACTTGCGGCAGGTGATGCGTTGTGCTTAAAGATGCAATCAGGTGCGGCCACATCTTACGCCCTGGGAACAATTACGGTTACGATGCAGTGGGTATAATCGAGTAGGAGGGGGCTAAAGCTCCCTCTTTTCGCCTATGGAGGTAGTTATGAAAACCACCGAGGAATTATTATCACAACCACAAAATACCAGCACAAACGACCTTTTGCAAGCTATCTTGCGGGAGGTTTATTTGCATAGGAAGGAGTGCGAAAAATGCAGACAAGAGGGGAATTCTTTGAAAAAATTATCATCGATGCAGCAGCAATCCGGGACACCAACGCAGTCACCTCGCAAAAAGCAAACCTCCAAGGCCTCAGCAAAAAAGGTTTAGTAGTGATTAATGGCTTAAACCAAAATATTAACGTGCAACTTCAGGGAGGCTCAGATAATACTACATTTATAAATGTCGGTACTGCTCAAACCGTGAATAACGGCACTAATGCCATTATCGGCGAAAATGAAGTCGCACAACTAAAGAACTACTTTCCATACCTCAGGGCAATAATCACGGCGGCTTTAGCCCCAGCAAGCGGAACTTGCTCTGTTATTGCAGTAGCCAGCTTATAAAACATCCCCCGACCGCAAAGGCCGGGGGTTCCTCTTCGGAAAGGGGTGAAAGTATTGAATTTCGCAGCATTAAAAACTCAGGTTGAAAGTGTGACCGGCACGAGCACAGAAACCGGACGGTTCCTGAATGAAGGACAATTGGAATTAGCGCAGGAATCGAAAAGGCGCAAGAAAGTTTCCATAGCCATAACCGCAGGGGTAGCCACAATCCCAACAGACTGCCTGGTTATCCATACCATTAGGTATGGCAGTGCATCTTTGGGTTATGCCGACCTCGACCAAGATAAGCCAACAATGGACATTTCTACGTCCACTACAGATACACCGATCAAATATGCTGTCCTAGATGGGCAGATTTTACTTAATACTCTGGTTACCGTGACCGCCTTATCAAACACGGCAGTTCTTTTCTATACTCCCAAGCCAGCCACAATGACTCTCGATGCCGACAACCCCGAGTTAACCAATGCCGATACTGCATTGATCTACTATGGCAGATGGAAGAATTATGTTGAGGGTGAGGATATCCAGGAAGCTGCTTATTGGGAAAACGAATGGTATAAAAAGGCTGAGGAATGGATTCAGATGGATGCAGAACTAAACTCCGAACCGCCGCAACAACAAAAGACTGTGTGGTGATATAAATGATAAGACCTGCACAATATCAATATAAGCCTCAGCAATTCAATTATAAAGAATGGCCCATAATCGACCTCTCCGGCGGCAAGAATGACTTTCTGGACGATAATCTCATTAAAGGCAACCAAGCCACCGATCTGCAGAATGTTATTTGTGTCACCATAGGCCGCCTACAAAAGCGTAAAGGGCAGGCTAAACTAAATACTGCCGCTTTAGCAGGAGCCATTCAGGGGCTTTATGCCTACTATTACGGCGCAACTCTGCAAAACCGCCGAATTATCACAGTTTCCAATGGTGTCGCCTACTATTGGGATGGTGCGGCCTTCCAATCATTCCGGACCGGTCTATCCACTACCAACCAAGTCCAATTTATTACCGGCGTTAACTACATGATGGGCTTTGATGGCACTGCGCCATTCAAATATGACGGGACAACCGCCTCAACCTTGGCGAATGCGCCAACAACCGGAAAATGTCCGGTTCTGCATAAAGAAAGCGTGTTCGTTATCACTGATCTGGACACTATCAGGTGGTCTGACCCATTCAAGCCCGAATCATGGCCCGGGGTCAATGTTTGGCAATTCGACAAGGGCGATGGTGACGAACTTGCTATGGCAGTCCCTTTTGGTGGGCAATATTTAGCCTGCAAAAAGCGGAAAATCCACCTATTGAGGGGAAGTAGTCTTGATGATTTCCGTTCTGATATAGTCGACAACAACCATGGAGTAGTCGGACAGAGGGCGGGAATCGTGCTCGAACCGTATTTCTACTATGTCAGCTATGATGGAATCATGCTATTTGATGGTATCAAGTCAACCAACCTGACTGCTGAAACTATTCCCCTGACCTGGGCAGGGGTAAATAAAGCCCAGTTAAGCAAAGCAGTGGCCGGATACAACCCGGCATATAACCACCTATGGTTTCATCTTCCGGAAGGAGCTAGCACTACTAATAACTTGGTGCTGGTTTTTGACTTGAACTTCAAAACCCTATGGATATTCCGGGGCATCGAAGCTGCCGCAATGATGCAGTTTAACGACGGCACCAACCTGAAAACTTACACCGGACATGCTACATTAGGCCATGTTGTTGAGCAGAATATAGGCTTCAACGACTTGGGAGTAGCCATTACATCCTACTGGCAGGGCGGAGCATTCGACGACGGGGATCCTGTTCGAGTGAAGAAAATCAAAAAGCACTTCGCAGCAGATGCCAACGGCCTGAACGATGCTACCTTCAAATACCGGCTGAACTATGGCGCATGGCAGACACCTACGGCCCAAACTGACAAGGATAACGTTCGGAAATATCGGATACCTAATGGCAAATGCCGCCAGTTTCAGCCTCGCTATGAACACGCCGTATTAGACCAGGACTTCACGCTGTCCGGTGCTAAAACACTCTTTGACCCGGGGAGGGATAAGTAGTGAAATATCCGGTTTTGCAATTACCATACAGAATAACCGGCATGGACGATACCCTCCCTGTCCGTGTCCAGCGTAATCTTGATGCTATTGCCGATGCCATAGCTCAAATGCAGAAGTACGAGAATGCCTATGGCTTGGGCGCAAATGACCTGCTGACGAATACTGTAGCTGACGAGCGGTTAGGTGCTTCCATAGCCGGATTTAAGCGTCCTTCTGTAGCTTATAAGCAAGATGGCACCCAAGTCCTTGCTAACCTCCCACGCTACGAATATGCACGCCAAGCGGCTCCTGTATGGTCTGATTTATTTAATGTTGATGATTTAGCACAATATACCTCTGGCGGTGATGTAGCGGCTACATGGAGTATTAGTGGTGGTGTGTTAAGTGGTACAGGTGGTACTCAGGCAACTTTAATTAAGAATAGCTTAACTCTGGCTGATTGCGAGATTGAGGTTAATTGTGACCAGGCACATGTTGCTGGAATTGTAGCGAGATATCAGGATAATAATAATTATTATCTTTTGGAAACATTAGATGATAGTAGTCCTACACCTACACAAAATTTAAAGATTTGGAAGCGTGTTAGTGGTACTTTTACAAACATAATTAATACTGATGTAACTTGGGTAAGAGGCACGTCTAAGCTAATTAAGTTTAGTTTAAATGGTAATTTATTAGAAGTTTGGTTTGATGGGGTAAAAGTAATCAGTGTTACTGATACCACTTTCACAAGTGGTGGAGTAGGTTTGAGAAATAATAATGCTACAGCCGTTCGTTTTCTTGACTTCAAAGTCTATCAAGCAAGCCAAGCGTTGATGATGGAGGAAGGGACGACAAATATTGTTGCAACATGGCCCACTGGCTTTGCCGGGTCTGGTGATGCCGGTGGCTCTGCTACTGATATAGGTGTGCAAACCGGAGCGGCAGGTAGCACAGTGAGATTAGCAAACACGGGTGCCACAGGATACAGTTATACAAACTATAACGCTTGTTATACCTTAAGTCCTTCAACAACATATACTTTAAGGTTTAAGGTACGTGGTACGGTAGCCACTGGAAAATTTATTTATTTTGTATTAAGTAAAACAGGAACACTTATACAAACACAAGCCTCTCCCACTTTAACTGCAAATTTCCAAACGATAACAAAAACATTTACAACCACAGCCGATATCACAGGAACAAATCAATATATTCGTTTTGACCACAATGGAAATGATACTGGATACATTGAAATTGCGGAAGTAACACTGATTCAAAAAGGATATGCGCTGGGTTTTCCTGGTTATAGTACTTCCCGTTCAGCCGAAACCTGCGCAATGCCCGTATCAGGTATATTTGCAAAGAACAATTGGGCAGTGGAGATGACTTATACGCCTAAAGCAAACTTTTATAGTGTGACAAGCGGTCATTTATGGTTTTGCGTTATTGATGGCAGTAATTATTACTCTATTCGTATTGAACAAACCACTGGTTATATTGCATTGCACGTTGTTTCTGGTGGCGTGACAAAATCAATCATTGGTACAACTCCAATAGCAGTAGACACTCAATATTTCATCACAGCTTCAGGGGATGGCGCAAACATGAGGTTGTGCGTAAACGGTAATCAGATAGGTTCTGATTTAGCCTATACCGAACCTGTAGGGGCTTTGCCTACTCTTATGTATATCGGCACCAATGAAACGGGTGCAGTTCCGTGTAACGGCCTCATAGACGACCTTCGTTTTTCATCTAGGGCAAGGACCTACAGAGAGCATTACGATGCCTGGAAGAAGGGCACACCGTTAGAAGTAGATGATGTAACTACTCTTAAGCAGGATTTTAGCGGTACTTTGCGTCCAACTGTGCGTAGTCGCACAAGAGAAGAAGAGATTCCAATTACTGCGGATAAAATGGTCACAATTATAGACGACCGTGATTCTGCAATTGTTTATACTCCTTCGCCAACTCCACCTGGAGCAGACATGAATCCTACGGGTCCATGGTATCAATGGTATGGGAGTATGTTTTATTATGACAAAACTATAATAATAGGAGATGGCGCGCGTGCGGAAACCCAAAGCCTTGAATATTCTTTCACAGGAAGCTCTATTAGTATAATCGCCAATACAGGCTCAGATTGCGGGAAAATCGACGTTTATATAGACAACGTTCTTGATGCAACAGTCGATTTATACAATGCTTCATGGTCACTAGGAAGGGATGAAGTATATAAAATATCTAATCTCTCTTACGCCACACACACAATAAAAATCGTTGTGCGTACAGACAAAAACCCTGCTTCGACAGCATATTTCTTTTTTTTCGATGGGCTTAGAATAGGTCGCGGTTTAAATATTAAACAACTAGACATTAGTGTTGCTCGTCAAGTTGTTAATATAGTAACAAACGCTAACGGCTATGGTTCTCTTAATGTAGGTGGATATGAACCGGGCGGGCAAACAGGCCCATGGCTCATGCTCTGCATTACTGGAGTTAGGTTATATAATAATCCTAATCCCGACAGCCTTACCGCCAATAAACCCAAAGTTGGCTTCAGAACTCAATTGTTATATGTATGGGATGGCCCAGTGAGTTCTACTGTGCAATTAGAGTATTCAATTCTATTAATAACCAAATAAGGGGGTTGTTTATATGTATACTGCTAGGTATGACCTTGAAACAGGGGATATTCAAGGTATTTTTGAACAGATATTACAAGACACCCCTGATAGCGTTATTATTTCTCAAGAAGTTAAGGATAACCCCCACTTTTTTAAGATTATCAATGGGAACGTAGTCAAAAAAAGTAAGACTGAAAGGGATGCTATACTTGCAAGTAGGGCAGAATGGCAGACTAAAAAAGAGCGGGAAAAGAACACTTTTGCCGAAATAGATAACATTATTAACAGACTGACATTAATTGAACAACGGTTAACAAAAGCAGGGTTGTAAAAGTATGTTAATAAATGTATAATAAGGGTAACAGGAGGTGTTTTTCGTGCTTAAAAAAACTCTCGTTGCCCTTATTATTATATTCTCGTTACCCTTAAACGCATGGGCGGCCATGCAAGTAATAGAAATGGACAATTTACCGGAAGACCAAATAATAGAAGAATATACTGTTTCCCCGGTAAGCAATCCCGATGACGAATTAATGCCAACTTGGGCTGTCCAAAAGGAAGTGTCCCATTTACAAAAAGCTATTCCTTTATTAAATAGGGTTAATTGGAATGTCTATGTAATAAACCAGCAGATTAGCATGCCAAGTTTTAAATTAAGCGTTCCATTAGCTGGATATGCAAGACGTTTTCCCAAACCTTATAAAGTATTCCTTTTTGCTTCCCCAAAAACAAACAAATATACTGCTTATGATCTGGTTGAACACGAAATAGGGCATTTGGTGAGATATGAGGTTATTTCAAAACAAGATTTGCAAGAATATGTTGATTTGCGCAATGATGGTTTAGAGCGCGATGGCTACTATGATAAACCTGACGAATTGTTTGCAGAAGATTTCCGTTGGCTATTTGGTTCGGATGGTAGTCGGGATTATAGGTACATGCCGACTTATCCCAAGCCTAGCGAAAAGGAAAAAGAGTGGATATTGAATCATGTTTTACTTACTTGGCAAGATAAATTAGAATACTACAAAATTGACCATGATATAGGTTTTAAGGAAATACTCAGGGCTAAAGAATTATATGATCAAAGAAAAGCAAGAAAAGATTACAAAGGGGCAGAATTGGCCCATTTATGGGCTAATCAAGTAAGGAAAGCAATAGGTATATTCTAGCCAAAGAATAAAACAACTTATAATCAAAACCCAAAGGAATCGGAAAAATCCGGTTCCTTTTTCTTATGCGTAATTAATGAAGGGAGGTCTGTAAAATGGCAACTATACAAGAACAAATGAAAGCGAATAGCGAAAAGTGGTGGACAGCATCACCAACTGAAAAAAAGCAGTTAGAAGCTGCAAATCAATCTTTAGGCAAACAGACAGGTTTAAGTTACAATTCGTCTTCAGGAACTTGGAATAATCCCAGCGGTACACAAGCTTATACTGTTAATTCTGGTTCTAGTGGGGGTTCTGGTTCAGGCGGAGGCTATGGTTCTGGGAGTTCCGGAGGTGGTTCATCTCCTAACCCTAGTGCTTACCCATCTTATCTCACTGGCGTAACCGGCAACAAAGATGGTACATGGCAGGAACGATTACGGCACTACTATGACAACCCCGGAGAAGTAGCCGCAGAAATAACTAGAGCGGGAGGGATTAATACTCCCGATGCTAATGACTGGGTAAATAAGCTGAGTCCTATTATTCCTGGTTATTCTCAGGTTTTAGGGAATCAAACTCCAGTTTCTGGACAGGGCAATCTACCGCCTGGCAATCCCCCGACCACAACCCCACCAGTTACAGTGCAATCACAAGGGAATAACAGTGATGCCCTTGCTCGGCTACAGAAAATATTTGATCAATACGCACAGAACAGCACTACACGTCAACAAACTTTGCAGGATTTGCTGACCGCATCTCCGACATATAAGGCTCCTACCGCTGATGAAATGCTTGCCCAATCTAGGCAATATGCAGGGCTTCAGGTTGACCCTGTATTGTCGGCTATTCAGTCACGGTTGTCTGGTGCGAGAACTTCTGCTACCAATGCTAGAACAGCTACAGAGGCGGCTTACGCAGGAGTTCCGGCACAGACTCAGGCGAGACTTGAAGAGGCTCGGAGATATGCACTAGAAAACGCCATATCTCGGGGAATGGGCAGATCCGGGGTGGTCGAGTGGAACAATGCTAAGCTGTCTGCTCCAATTATCCAAGCAGAAACCGAATCCGAGAGAGAAAAAGCCGCCAAGCTATCGGCCATCGCTAACGAGTTAGCAAATACTGAATCGGAAACCGGCAGACTAACGCAGGAAACCGAGGCCAGGAGAGGCGCCTTGGAAAGCGCCCGACTAACTGAACTGCAGCAACTAGCCCAGCAGTTAGCCGCCCAAGATCAGCAAACAAGGTTTAACCAGGGACAGGCATGGGCTAATTATGGGTCACAGTCTGATTTGGCACAAGCGAGTATAAGAATGCTGATGGAAGACCTCTTAAGGAACGGATAAGGGAGGGATAAATAAAATGGCAACAATAGATGAAGTTTTAAGTCGATTGTCAAAAACCCCCGTTAGCCCTGTTGGAAATGCTTTCACCGAGGCTCAAGATTTAACTAGAGGAATTGTGCAATTTCAAAAAAATCAGCGAGCACAACCTTTAATCACTAATTTGCAGGACTTGAGCAGCCAGTTTGCCCAAGCTCCTACCGTCCAACAATCGAAACTCAACGCCCGAGCCAATGCGCTCAGGGCGGCCTATATTAATTCTGGCGGCAGCCCAACGGACTTGCCAAAGGAACTGTGGGGTTCCGACCCTAGTCAAGGATTCCAGACGGGTACGGGACAGTTTAATTTGGGATCTGCCGATGACAATTTGAGTTTTGGCCAGAAGTTAAAACGGGCTCCAATTACCGGAATGTTTGAAAACAAGCCGATTTGGGAGAGGCAATATCAACAGGGATTATTGGATATATCGAGATTAAATGCTCAAAACACACAAGATAAAAATTATTTGGATAAAATGATGGATATCCAAAAGAATCTTACTGAACAGGGGAATAAGCAAACCGAAAATATTAATAAAGCAATCCAAGATGCTCACATCGCCATTGATAAAGCTATGGTCAGGATACCCAACCCCGATTCAAAAACTAGATCGACTAATCCGTATATTATGACTAATATGCGTCCTGAAATGAAGTCGCAAATGAAGGATGTATTTAACCGCACTTTCGATAGACTGCGCACTAACGGGATAACAATGCTAACTCCTGATATGCAAAAGGCTGTTCTTCAAGAACTTCCTGAAGGTGGTGGTTGGGACGTAATTAATGCCTTAAATAGTGCTCTAAAGACCTCCCCAAAGCAGTAGGCTCCGGTTCCGTTGATTCTTGGGTTGATGAAGCTATTACAAAAACCGGAGTCGGAGCGGATTGGAAACCATATCTCAATTGGATAATCCAGAAGGAAAGCAGTGGTAACCCACAGGCACAAAATAAAAAATCTTCAGCCTATGGTCTGATGCAGTTCCTTGACCAAACTTTCAAAAATCATGGTGTGGGTTCAAGGGATAATCCAGTAGATCAAATTGTTTCCGGCATTGGTTACATTAAGGACCGTTACAAAACACCGGAAAAAGCAGTAGCCTTTCACCAGAAAAAAGGTTGGTATTAAGGGGGTGGACTCATGTCTTTGGAAGATAGCCTCGACGCAGCTATACAAAAAGCAAAAAAGAATACATTGACTCCTACTGTCACGGATGCTCCTGCCAATACTTCCGATTTGGAAAGCAACCTCGACGCAGCTATACAAAAGTACAAGAACCCTGATGCTTTCGTTAATAAACCAAAACCTACTCCTGTAGATTATAACAGCCTTGAATTTAAACCTGTCTCTGTTCGTAAATCTACAGCAGAACTAGAAAAAATAGCTGAAACTCCACAAGGTAGAGCATCTATAAGCGAAGCAGATTGGCAGAGACTTTACTTTAATAAGTCTAAAGCCGCTGATTTGCTTAATTTAACTCCTGAAGGAAGAAATTTAACCGAACAATTTGGAGAAAAGCAATATAAGGCAGACCTTCCTAATCGCCCCATACTGCAAAAGCTTGAACCACTTCGCCAATGGAACGAACGGGCAGGGGATGCATCTAATAGGGTATCCTATTTTGACGATACACCTACCACTGCGACTACTGGTAATAAGTGGGGGGATATGTCGGCTGATGTTTTAGGTAGCTTGGCTGGCTTTATAAATCCTATGGCCGGCGGTGGTGCATTAAAAGCCGGCAGAGTAGCAGAATTGTTCCCGCAACTTGGCAAAGTTGGGCAAGGGGCTTTGCATGGGTTAGCTGGCGGTGCTGCCTACGGTACTGCCGGGGGTATTGTGCAGGGCCAATCTGCCACCGATACCGCTATACGTGCGCTGAAAGAGGGTGCTTTGTTCGGTTCTATGGGTGCTGGTGGCGCATTAGGTAAAATCCCCGGAGCATTAGCAGGTGCAGGCGTATTCGGTGGCCAGACAGCGTTAGAGGGTGGAACTCCCCAGGATATTGTGACCCAAGCCGCTCTAGGTCTTTTGCTTGGCGGTGCTGGTGGTGCAGGCAGAGAAGTCAATAAGCCATGGGTGGCAGACAAACCTGCATTCACCGAAACATTCCAAGCTGAACCTGTTGACAGAATTCCTTTGCGATTAGGCACTGGTCAACAAACCGGAGGTAAGGTACATCCAAAATGGCAGCTGCCTTCTGGTGAACCAACAATTGCAGGGTTGTTGCCGGTTCGGGGCCCTGTCGATTTCTATTCTGGCGAAGCAGGTATGTCAAAGGATATAAGTTCGGCTGGAAGAAGAATGATCCCCTCCGGCAAAGAAGAACCCTTTGGACTATTACCAGAAGGAACAAGACCAGATTTCTATGCCGGTGATGCTGGAATTTCAGCAGATATTAACGCTGCTGGAAGAAAATTATTACCAGCTTCCGAGCAAGTTCCGCTATTGCCGGATAGGTTCGTGAAAGGTCAGCCAGATTTCTATGCCGGACCGGAAGGAGTTTCGACCAATAAGGATATGATCGCTTTATACGGTCAAATTAAGCCCGTAGTTGACCGCTTGTTTGTTCCAGGTGTAAAGCCTAGCAGAGATGCTTTAGGACGAATCCTAGACCAAAGCGGAGTGCGGGTAGCCCCTGGGCAAAGGACAGAACTAATTAACTTGCTGCAAGGGCTTGAAAAATCCAAACCACAACTTTCCCCGACAATCCTACAATCTATCAAAGGCACCAATTACAGGCAAGACTTAGCGGATTATTCCGAAACGGCTAAATCACAAAGAGAACTTGGCCGTGAAATGGATACCATTATAAACCAAGAAACTGCTTCCAGGTACGACATCGAAAAGCAAGCCGCTCAGGCTAATCCACTTTGGCAAGCCATAAAAGAAAATGGCGGTATTAAGCCTTATAAGAATGGTTATTTGGCCGAAGAATACAGGTTGATGCCCAACAATATTAAGAACAAAAATGGCATAACACTTGATGAAATGGCTTCCACTCTAGGTTACGAAAGCGAGAGTTCTTTAGTGGCAGATCTAGGCAACCAGTCAGCAAGGCAGGTTCCTAAATACTCAGACATTAAATCTGATGTTTTGGGTGACGCTGAATTAGGAAGAATGCCCGAATATCAAGCATTGAAGAAAACTGCTGAGGCCATTGATAAAGACATAAAGGAACTCGAAAGAACAATAGCTCCTGGCGATAAGCAGAAAATAATCAAGCAGCTTGATGCAATGGAGCGATTGGCTAAAAACCGTATCGAGGGCAGAAAAGACCGCCTATTGTCCGGGGTGCCAGTGGACACGTTAGCAGACTATGCCATAATTGGTGCTGCCAAAATAGCGAAGGGCACCATTAGGTTTGCGGATTGGTCCGCTGTCATGGTTAAAGAGCTTGGGGAAAATGTTCGTCCCCATCTTGAACATCTCTGGAAATCTGCAAAATCCGTCTACCAGGAACAAGCGAAAACAAATAGGTTCATAGATCGGGATGAAGTTATAAAGCGGTTTTTAGACAAAGAAAAGGCAGCAGAGGTAGCCGGAGGCCCGAATACTTTCGGTGTCGACCCGACCCAACTAAAAGACATTGATGGACCTCAAGTCTACGGTACCGATGCTTATCGCATTTTCGAGAAAGTTTATGGCGATAAGTTTCCGGAAGCAAAGAAAGCCATTCTCGACCCGTTCGATGCATCGAAAAAGGAATATATCGACTTTCAGAAAAATTGGTTAGGTAAGCTCAAAACGGAGATAGTTGAGAGGTTAGGAATTAGCAGGGGAAGTAAATTATCAGCCTTGGTCCAGAGATACGGCGAAGGCGGCAGAAGATACTTCGACAAGAAAAAAGGCGAAACTATCCTTGAAGCGTACACCTTGGAGGATTTGAAGCGTGATGCTCCTAATGATTGGCAGATGATAGTCGAAGCGGATAAGTGGTTCAGGAAGGCTTATGACCAGCTCATCGATGAGGTAAATGTGGTTCGTAAACAAATATACCCCAGAAGTCCAGACAAAATAATCCAGAAGCGGCAGGATTATTATCGGCACTTCAGGGAGCTGGAAGGGTTAGAAGGAATCAAGAATATTTTCGAAACCCCGGCTAACATAGACCCCAATTTGGTAGCTATATCCGAATTTACTCAACCAAAGTCAAGGTTCCTTGGATTTGCCCAAAAGAGAGGTCTGGGGCCATACAAAGAGGATGCAGTTGGAGGTTTCTTAAACTATATTCCTGCTGCTTCATATGCTGTTAATATTGACAAGCATATCCGTGTTTTCGCCAAGTTGGCCGGCGATTTATCGAAGGCGACAAAGAAAACCAAGAATCTTAATAATTTTATCAACTTCCTTCGCAAGTACGCCCAGGATTTAGCTGGCAAAACTAACCCAGCAGATCGGTTTATTCAGGAGGCCATTCCTGGTGGCAGGATGGCGTTTAACGGTATCCGGTGGCTTAATAACAGGGTAAAGGCTAATGCTGTTCTCGGTAATGTCTCGTCTGCTCTGGCGCAGCTCGCCAATATACCGCAGGGCATAGCGTTTGCAAAACAGCATTCGGCAGAGGGGTTGGCTAGGTCCCTGCGTGCTATTGTGCCATCGGAAAATAACCCCATGAACCAATCCGGGTTCTTGGCAGAGCGTTACGGTGGCCCTGGTGGGGCAATGTACCGGCAGTTTGATACTAGAATAATCGATCAACCTAAAAAAGTGGCTGCTTGGGTTATGGAAACGGCTGACAAGTTAGGCACTAACTTTGTATGGAACTCTGCTTACTCTAAAGCGGTTCGGGAGAAAGCTTCTAATCCCGTCAAGTATGCAGACGATGTAACTAGAAAACTGGTTGCCGGTAGGGGTATTGGCGAAATGCCACTAATACAAAAATCGCAGATTACTCAAGTATTCTTTCCGTTCACCCTGGAAGTGGCCAACCTCTGGAAGGTGCAGAAAGACTTTCTCAAAGACAAGGATTTTACCGGGCTTGCTGTTCTCTATGTGGCTAACTTCCTGTTTAATAAGGTTATGGAGCAGACTAGGGGCTCAGGAGTGACCCTCGACCCCATTCAAGCTACCCTGGACGCATTCCCGGAACTAAAGCCTTATGTTGGGCAGGAAATGACTGCCGATGATCAGGACATTACCCCACTTCAGAGAGGCGGAAGGTTGGCCGGCGAAGTATTATCTAATTTACCTGCCGGTCAATATGCTGCTTCATTATATCCCGAATACGGTACGGATATACTTGGCTATCAACTACCGACCAGGAAAGAGCTTTTTGGCAGGAATGACCCGACTAGATTCGGGACTGGCGTTGCTATTGTTAAGGGATTGCAAAACCCGTTTTATAGGCTTGCACTGCCTTTCGGTGGAGGACAATTACAAAAGACCCTGAAAGGGAAAGAAGCTATTGAGTTGGGTGGTAGTTACAACAAGGATAAAACCAAACTTAACTATCCGGTTGATACTGACCCTGCGAATGCGCTCAGCGGTTTATTGTTTGGCCCTGGCGGCTTCAGAGAAACCAAGGATTACTATAATAACAATAGGCGGCCGCTTGGAGAGAATCAGACTCGGCAATTTCAAGAAGATGTTAGAAGTGGCAGAGACCCCAAAGAGCTATACCAGCAACTTTTGAGGGATCGAGTGATCGAGGGTATCCAAGAGGAAATTGGTAAGGTTGGGCAAGATGCGAAGATGAGCGAAGCGGAAAAGCGGAAGAAAATAGCGGAGCTAGAAGCGAGAGTGAAAAGTATAGTGCGGCAAAAGTAAAAGGGAGAGGTAGAAACCTCTTCCTTAATTAATAGTCGTCCCTGTAAGAAGGATGCGCCCATACAACGAGAATAAGAAATATTATAACGACGACAAATAGACCAATTTCCTTAATACTATTTCTTGCATCCACAGGGTCCCTTTTGTACCATCTAACCCCTATGGGGATGATAAATATAAAATTTAAGACAAAAATACCACAGTATATGTAATCTACTATACCCACTTTAGCACCTCCAAAGGTGTTTTATTTATTATAGCACAAAATTTGCTAGAGAGTACCGGCCCGCCTCCAAGCAAGACCGATACTCCCACCTGCTCAGGCCATAGGGAACGCCTGAGAGGTAAGCCTAAGTTTACCACAAAATTAAATCATAGGGAAGGAGTTGTTCACATGGAATTAACAAGTTACATCAAGATTTTTGGTACTGCAGTCGGGACCCTAGTTTCATTTATCGTCGGAGGTATCGGCATGGCTTTCGCTGTCCTCCTGGGGATGATGGTCCTAGACTACATCACAGGGTTAATGGTAGGTTACGCCAACAAAGAACTGTCTAGTTCCA